AGTCCAGTCGGCCTTCTGTTGGGTACTCGGGCCCGCCAAAGTCAGGTTGCCGGATGCCACGCCGCACGCTCCTTCCCAGCCTTCAGGTGAAGAGGTTGCGGTGCCCGACTGGAGAATATAGACGTACAGCTCGCTTCCTGCGATCAGAGCCGCGATGATCAGAGCATAGGCAGCATCTGACATGATCAGGTTGTTTGAGGCCGTGATCTCCCAGGATCTCGCGCCAGTGATGGAACTGCCCCAGCCTGCGTCGTCCACGTTGCTCGTGTCTATCTCCTCTCCATCGATCTTTAGTTTCATATCGCTCATTTCACCGAGCTTTACCATCGACGCCGGAGTATCTGCGGTATATATCCACAGAGAGCCGGTCATTCCAGAAATTGCGTTTGTCATACTTTAATCATCTCCAGGTAGATTTATCAAGTCCCGAAAAAATCAGATTTTAAAAATTAATCCCATTTCAAAGATTTTAATCTAGGATAACTTTTGGCGTTCTTACTCAAATACGCCCAAACTCCATCGCCTTTCTGTCGATGTGTTTTCGTGGGGGTCGGGCTGTTGTATAGAACTGGGGGGTCTGGTTTTGTGCTCGATGCTTCCAATTTAGCCAAGAAAATGCGTGCTGTAGCCAAATCGACTAAATCAATAGCGCGGCTTGCATCCATATTATAAACACCTGTGTTTAATAATGTTATAAAACTATTATTAGAAAAAATTGTATCTGGATAAAATTAAGTGCCCTTCACTATCTCGAAATTCTGATAGAATATCGTCCTGTTTCGCCCATCCACTTCCAGCTTGCAGGGCACACCCCTTGCTCGGATGGTGAGGTACTTATGGGTGCTCAGGGTCACGTCATGCTGAGCATGGAGAGCAGCATCCACTGCTTCGGCCTTCGTCTGAGCAGCGGCATAGGTCGCTGCCCGAACCTCTACGTGCAGCTCCGGATACTGGAGGTCACAGAAGAGTTCCTTGGGCCTGCCAGGCCTGGCATAGAGGCAAATCAAGGCGTCCGGGCTATCGGGCATCTCGCCGATGTAGCATGTGCGGGTGCTGCTGGTTCCGGGATACACGACGACGCCCAGCGAATTGAGTTGCACTGCTAGGTCCTCTAGGAAACTCATGGTACCACTATCTCCGTTCCTGATTCCAATTCTATCTCTATGATGTCTTCCGCCCTGAAGAGATGGATACTGGTTTTTCCCCGAATCACCACATGATTCTCATCGAAGGCAACAACCTTCCCGTTCATGCCCACGCGATTACCGTTATCTGCGAACCATGTGCAACAGAAAACGGGACGGTCTCCGGCGAGGGTTAGAAAATCCGAAAATGCACTCATGCATGCACGAATCCCGCCGCTATCGCCCAACCCACCACAACGACACCCGCTCCAATGAGAACCATCTCCGCATAGTCATGCATTTTCAGGCGGCTAATATCTTCATCATGCCGATCTATCGTCTTGCATTTTCTGCATATCTCCACTTCCATGTTTCGGGTGCGTTCGTCGATCCTGGCGAGCATAGCCTCGGGAGAGTCCATATAGGCCTCAGGGCTCGGGTGGTTCCAATGATGGAATCTGAGTCGATGTCTGCCCCCTGGTGACTATCCACGCCGAGACAATGCCAGGGATGCCGAACATGGCCGCTAGGGTACCTAGACTTGTGAATAGCTCTTTCAGAGTGGCCACGTCGGACTTTCCAAGCGATACCAGATAGAGGGACGATCCGGACATGAGCATGAAGCTAACCACAAGGATGATGGCAAGCTTGAATCCTTCGCTTTCTGCCATCTATTCCACCATCCCTATTTTCCCACGAGAAAGCCACAGTTCCAGAAGCGAATCAGAAATCTCATGAATGCCGTACCACGGCCCCTCCCCAGCAGTCCCAGGCAGGAACGGGCCGAGCATCACCGCCCCGCCCGAGTCCTTGACTTGTAGGATACTTTTGGTCTTGTTGTAGAATCTCATCTCTTGCCTCCTATCTGGTAGAATCTCTTTGTCTGGGGTGGGAAGGTGCCCCTCAAAGTGAGCTGGAAGACGGGATCCGGATAGTCTGGATATCTGGCGACGTACTGATCGAATGTCATCGCTTCACCGTTTCCGTCGATGAACTTGATCCAGCCCTTGTCTATGGCCTGTTGGATCTGCGCCTCAGTTGCCTTGGCGAAGAACGCCACGGGCAGCGTTGGAGATTTGAACCCAAGCGCGCAAGCCTTTACATCTTCGGGGAAGGTACACAGTCCACCTTCATCAAGCCATCCCAATTCTACGATTTTCTCTTCATTTGTAGCCATATTTTTCAGTCCTCTTGTTTGCGAATTATTGTTTTTCTCTTGATGCTCGCGATATCACATTGTATTATTTTTTCGTCAAAGATGGAACGAACATACACAAGCTCCTCGCGAGTCCATCCATTTGAGATGGACCGCCAATCAAGATCAGTCGCGCGCATTATACCAACCTACCCAAAGATCGCCTTCATCGCCGCGGCCACGTCCTTGTGGTACTGGTCTTCCGTCTCCAGGAGAGGGCCCCGTGCATAGTTCGGCCCGGTGCCGGCATGGCTGGGAGTGTATCCCTGGGACTCGTGCAGCCAAGCCGCTTGAGGCGTGTTGAAGCTGACTTCTGCGCCGTTTTTTAGCTCTGTCACTGTCTTAGAATTTCTAGTCTGGCTAGATTCAACCGGGCAGCGATTCACCATTTCTTCAGATACTACCTCTGCATGCATTCGGGCGACCTCGATGGCGGCCTGCTGTGCTGCGGCGACCAGTCGGTCACCATGCCACTCGACCCTGGGGCTCATATCTGCCTCTCTCCGAGATTTGCGATTCTGAATTGCTCGCCCTGAAATGTGGGCGTCTTTTGAATTCCGATGATCGGCCAGGAATAGCCGCCCCTCGTGATGAGATCGCCCTGCTGCACGAGCGCGGTCGTCTGGATGTAGGCGAGCTGTCGCAGCTCCTCGCCCTGCTCGTTCTTGATGAGCCGGACATCATCATACCAAATGACAGTGATTGTAGTATCGATATATGTGGGCTCATTGTATTCGTTGACTGCGCCCTTTGCCTTCCAGGTCACTGACTCGCCCAGGGACGGCAGGTAGGCATCCAGGAGATTCATATAATTGGGAACGATCGCGCTATGTATTTGGACACTAATCGATACGCATCAGCACTTTTCAGCCCGTGGTACATATCCTTTGCACCGTCTGCAAAAGTTTCCTGAAGCTTTCCGCCAATGCTGAAGCTCTTCACGCCCTGCTCCTGTAGAGTTCTTCGGCTGGAGGTGCCCTGTAGATAGATTGCCAGGGCTTCCTCGCAGCATGCATCCTCGACGTTCTGAGGGACTTCGGCCACGCCTGTCGACTCGTTCATATCGTAGCCGTCCCGGTACTCGCGCGGGAACTGGAGGGCCTGCGTGCCGTCTCTGAGATACTTTTTGCCCCGGAGCGGTAGAGCATCAATGTTTTTGGTGGCTCGCTTAAGATACCAGGCAATGCCGCCACTTAGAGTCACGAAGGCCGTTGCTCTCGGATCGTCGGTGAAATAAACGAGAGCGTCCGCTTCGCTGATGTAGCATTCATCATCAGTGGGGGGCGTAGAGCCCGGATCATATATCGGACCCGCTTCAAAATCGAGGTCGCTCGGATCGGCATCGTCATCGTCGATCAGGACATAGCGTTTAGCCATAGGGTGACTCAGATAGTGATCTCAACGCAATTTGTTGAGGCGTTGAAGTTCACCGCGCGGTGGTTGGCAGCTGCATAGCCACTCAGGGAGTTGTGCGCTATATTTGCAGCATCCGCGGCCAGCGTGATGTCGTTGGTGTTGTTGGTGACGGTGACACCAGTGCCCGCCTTGATTGTTCTAAGCTGGAGGTCCACGCCGACCTTTTGCTTGTAGACCTGGCCGGCGCCGTCCCCGAGATTGGAGGCGGTGTTCGTCTCGCCAGCTACGGTATCCGCAGCCCATGTAGCACCGTCATAGATCAGCCGAGTATTGCTGTCTATGTCGTAAACATACCAGCCTTCTGCTGGAGTGGCATAATCCCATCCGGGTGTGCTGTTGTAGGTGGCGATGCTTCCGCCGTGGCCTACCCAGTCGCCCGTGGGCACGGTGTCGATCAGATACCTGTCACCTTCGGCAGGGGTGGCCGGTGGATCGTTCAGGATATCCTTCACAGGCTGTTGCCAGCCCGCATAATCTCTTGGAACTACTTTATGAAGAGTCATCTATTTACCTCCACGATAAAAAAATATGATCTAAGCTCCGGCAACCGTCATGAGTTGCCCGGTCGCATCGCACTTCACCGGCGTCACTGTGCCGTCTGCCTGTGTTGCGCAGATAATCACATTGACCCTCTTGGTAGTGGTTCCTGTGATAACTGCACCCAATTTTTCGATGAGCCAGGCGGGGATCACTTAGATCCCGCCGCAGGCTTCTCTTTTTTCGGGGATTCGGCAGCTTCCCGTTCCTTCTTCAGAACATCCTCGGAGACCTTCTCGAAGAAGCCCCGGACACATAGGGCCTCGGCCAGTTCTGGCGGACCGATTGCTATGCGCATATTGGCCGGAATCCGGACATTTGGATACGGCATATGCATGCGCTTGCAGACCAACTCTACGACTTTCACCATAATCAGGCCCTCGTTCCGTACAGTGTAATCGTGCCTACCGCACTCGTTAGTGTCCCGGTGAAGTCCAGGGCCACAACCTTACCGTTCGCAATGGCTACAGTGGCCGAGAGCGTTCCGCTCTGAGGGGTGTCTGCGGTGCCCTTGAGGTCGAGGGTACCGGTGAGCATTGCATCTCCACCACTCGGGGCCTCCCCAGAATCACAGAGCATCGGCATCACATTTACCGCCCCTATGTCGGTCCCTAGCACGCGCGGAGTCATCTTGACAGCCGTCAGCGTCCAGGCTCCGGAAGCCGTGAATATGCCCTGGTCGACCGAATTAGCGTCATAGTCGAATGTCGCTAGAGGGACGACTAGATCATCTATCCTGGTATCATTTAGGGCGATCCAGGCAAGCGCATTATCGGCTTTCGTTGCGTTGGCAGCAATATCGATGACAGTATCATCTATTCGGGTAGAGTTCGCGGCAATATCGACTACCGCCGCGCCTATGGCAGTTTCATTGAGTGTCAGCCACGCCAAAGCATTGTCAACTTTCGTAGAATTTGCGGCCACATCAGCAACAACGTCACTGATATCAGTTTCGTTCAGTGCCAGCCATGCTAAGGCATTGTCTGTTTTTGTTGCGTTGGCAGCGACATCAGCTGCTACATCAGATATTGCCGTTTCGTTCAATATCAACCAGGCAAGAGCGTTGTCTGCCTTGGTAGCGTTTGCGGCTACGTCTACCACGATATCAGCAGTCTCGTTGAGTGCCAACCAGGCGAGGGCGTTGTCCGCTTTCGTGGCATTTGCGGCTATATCAGCTACGGCAGCGGTTATGCTTGCATTGATAGCGGTTTCGTTGGTGTAGGCGCCGGCGACCACATCATCATACGAGACTGTTCCGGCTACGATATTAGCCCCGCCGATTGAGAGGGAGCCGCCGATCTCGACGTTGCCAGGATTACGGAAGCCCTGCGCGGGGCCGAACATAGGCAATCCACTTGCAGCGACGACAAATACCGCGAAGGCGACAAGAAAAATGAGAAGTTTTCTCATGGCAACCTCAACTGAAATTATAGAGTTTGGCGTGGTATTCCTCTGCCGTGTATGTCATGCCGATTTGGCCGTAGATCTGGCCCTTGTCGGCCGCACCGGTGAGTGCTGTAGGCGTGTAAAACAGAACGCCTCCGGGCCTGCCATTCTTCTCAGGGACGGGCAGGAATACTGGGCTACAGTACGCCAAGTCGATCAAGCCGATGTTGGCAGCTGGGCACTGAGGCACCTCCACCAGCGGGAATCTTCCGGCCTGAGTCACGATGATATCGATCTGGCCGGAAACTGTCCCAACATTGTTAGTAGGACCGGCAAATACAGTTACGCCGTACAGATCAGCCAGCTTCTTCAGAACGGAATACCTGCCGATGAAAACCGGATTCTTCATGGGCGCGTAACTGGTCTCCTTCAGCAGGAGGAGCATGGCATCTACGTCAGCCACGGTGAGGGCATCGCCACCACAGTCTACCTTGTTGGTGTTGATGGTGTGAGCTGCGCCAGAGTCCTTGTTGAGGGTGGCGAAAAGCCCGGCCATCCTGGAGGCTTCGGTGCTGGCAGCGGATTCGTTGAGCTTGCCGTTCAGCATGTGCCATTCGACATCCATCGCCAACTGTTTCATAGTCATGTTGAAGTTGCTGACGAACGGATCATTGAGATCCTGCACCTCACCCGTCAGGGCCAGGCCGGAGAGCTTGGAGTTTTCGGATTCGGCTGCCCATGTGGAGCCTACGCCCTTGTGGAAGATCTGGATATAGCCGAACTCATCCTGTGCTCTGTCGTAGTTCCTGGGGGTAGGCGCTGTACTGGCGGTATCCTCTGGGATATCCTGCTGCGTGGGAGTATCCAGAGCGTTGTTGCTGTTGAGAGGATACTTGAACGCCTTGGCGAGCTTTGCGCCGCCGCTCTGGAATCCGCCCAGGCCGCCGATCATGCTCAGAAACTTGCAATTCTTTTCGGTCAGACCCAACGTCAGGAGCTGGCCGTGATACTGGGGGGTAATCCAGCTTGTTGCTATTGCATCACTGTTAGCCATAAATCATCATCCTTTAGCTTGTTTTTGTAGAGTTAGCTGATTGTAGCCATTCCAGTCACCAGTTTTGAGGCCATGCTCCTGGGCGGCTTTGATTTGCTCGTCGATGGTTGGCGCCTTCCCGCCGCCGTTGGCCGGATTGGTGCCGCTCCCGAGCGTAGCGTTGAATGGGAAGAACTTCGGTAGTTTTTCCACGCTCTTGATAATCCCGTCCTCGTCCTGGCCCGATACCATTTCGAGAACGTCAGAAATAGAAACACCATCAGGAAGCTTGATCTTCTTTTCGGCGATCATGGCCTCGACCTTCGCGCGCTTGAGATCCCGGAGATCCCGGTCTTTGAGTGCCTTTTCGAATTCCGCTGCCTTCTCGTGGGCCTTCTCAAGTTCCGTTTTCTCCTTTTCTTCAGCCGCCTTGCGGGCTGCTATGAGAACTTTGGCGTCCTTCAAAGACATGCCAAGCTCTTTTCCAAGCTTCTCTTCCCTGCCTTCCCGGTCCCTCTTGAGCCGATCTTCGACAATTGCGTCTATTTCGGCCTGAGTGAGTGTCTTCTTTTCCGGTTCCTTTAGAGGTTCTGCTGGAGGTTGCCCGCCTGGTACTGGATTATTGGCCGGAGGCGTGCCGGCTGGTGGTACAATTGGATCTGCCATAAGAGATATCTCCCTCGATTAGGCATCGAGTAGCCGTGATTGTGAAAAGATAATTAGGAATTTTTTAAGCTCGCTAGGTATCGGTCTTTCTCTTCCGGTGCCAATGAAATCACGTGAAGGCAGCCCACGTGCCAAACTCCGGCTGCTCTAGCTTCGTCGACTGAAGGATAATCAGGATTGCTTCCTGAAAGGCTCATAGTTCTGCCTTGCCAGGGGTCACACCTCGGACATGATCCTGAATGAGTGGAGAGCCTGACCAGATCGTGGCCTTTCGACTGCAATCGGTTGATGGTTCCAGCCCGAAAGCTCTGATTCGTTGATTCTTGTGCAAGCATTTTAGCGTATCTGGAAAGATCCCATTCAACGCCATTTTTTGCTGTGAAGCCGGTTATCCCACGTTCGGAAAGCTCTTTTCGGATACGTTTTGCTGCCTGTTGAGTTGTCTGGTAGCCAATTACTGAGCCCCGGACGTTCTCAAGAGAGACTCGTCGAAATATATCTTCCGTCTTTCTACCGACGACAGTATCAACGTCAACCAATCGGCTATACGTGTTTTCGGCCAAAACCTGAACGGCTTCGGTGTGAATCTTTCCAAAGCCTGCGATAACCTGATTGCCTGAAAGAGGATCTTTATCGGCCCATTCCATACCATGCATATAACTAGCTGGAATAGCTTCTTCGGCCCATGTTTTACCACCTTTCAGGAGCTGGGATCTGATCTCTCGGACTCTGGAAAGAATGGTTTTCTGCCAGTTCGCACTATAAGATTCTGGTGATTTCAAGAGAAGCCGGTTTACTTCTCGAAGTATTTCTTTTTCTCCCCCATCATAAAGCCGAATTAGGCGTTGGGCCTGGGCATCGTTCAAAGGAGAGGGAGCCATGTAAATCCATGTCGAAACTGATATCTGGATTGATCGCCCAATGGTTGATTAAGAGGGCAAACCAATACCACCTTTCATGGCAGGTCTTTCCGTGGCAACTAGCGCATAATGTGACTAAAAGCCAACCTTTGCCCTTACAACCCTGGCGCTTATTATAATCGATGTGATGAACTGCGTGATGGCGTCCATTCTCACGCGCGCCGCAAATTAGGCAAGTTCTATTGAATCGTTCCCGCGTTTTTCTTCGGGTTCGAACATTGAACTTGGTGCAATACTTTTTCTTACTAATTCCACCGCGCCACTGCTTGGAATTTTGGCCGCTCAGCTTCGGATGGCCCACCAAAGCCTTGCTAATATTCTCTCGCGTTTTTTGGCTTCGCTTCATGCCGTGATGTTTAGCAGCGCTTTTTGCGATTTGCTCGGGTGTCCGTTTCTGCCCAACATGAGACGCCTTCAGCAATTCTATCGTTTCGCGACTTGCCCGTTTCCCTAGACGCGACGACCGAAGTCTCTCTAAAGTTTTAGCTGGTTTTTGGGCATTTGAGCGAACTGGAATTTCATACTCCCTTAATCTTTTTAAAACTGTGCCTTTGGAGTATCCGAGTAGAGTAGCGCATTCTATCGCGGTTTGCTCGTTTTTTATATAATGCTCTACCAACCAGTCCTTTGAAATGTAACATTGTATTCGATTCATAATACACCTCACGCAGTGTTCACGGGAAGTTTTAGCTGGCAGGATGCCCGTGAAAGCATCTTTTCGGTGATCAGCCTATCCAGCTTGTGATAATTAGCAGCTTACTATTTATATGTTCCGTGTTGCTTGCTATTGATTTTCTCCCACATTTAGCCCCGGAAGCTCGATCTTAGGCCCCTCTGGTGTTGGCACCGCAGGCCCGTTCATCTCCTCAGTCTCCTGCTTGATCTGCTCCTCGGGAATGCCTTTGTCCCTCATGAGGCCCTGAGCACTCCTGACCCCGCCGGTGACGAGCATCTGGTCTCTCTGCGCGTCCGCCGCGTCATCCTTCGGCATTCCATCATGCCAGTTGATTGTGACATTTTCGACCACGATAGCGCCCTTATATCCCATATGGACCTCCAGCATGGAAACGAGCCTGAGAAGCTGTTGCACCACGGGAGTAAGCCGCCTCTGAATCTTGTTAGCCTTCTTCAGCGGCTTCCACATCATGAGCCTTAGCGCCTGAGCAGACACCCCCTGCCCGCCAGCGCTTGAGTCGAAGCAAACCTTAGAGGTCTCGGACAGTTCATAGAACCTCTGCATGAGGCCCCAACCTTCGCCCGCTATAGCCTGGAAATTGGCTTCCAGGTTGCCGTCCCATGTGAGCATACCAGGAATGGCTTGATCCTTGTCCGTGAGTGTGATGTATCGGGAACCGCCTTGAACCTTGTACTCTCCATCCCTCGGATCCTGCTCCTCCATCGGGGGCCCGTACATGCTCGGATCTGAGTGCTTGTCCAGGACAAAGAAGACCTGTGGATATCTTACTTCCAGCTCCTTGATGACATCTAGGAAGATTGAATAGTCTTCCTTGCCATGATACTTCTTTGTGGAAGTTGTGTTATGGAGAACTATGATTGCAAAATCGTCTAAGCCAGTCTCCTCAATCGATTGCAGCGCCTTGAAATCAGGAAACTCCGATAACTCGATCTGAGCCTGGATCTTCTTATTTTTCAAGCGATAAAGCCTGTGCGCAATCCGGCCCACCGTGTGGATCTCTACCTTGAGATATGAGGTCTTCCCGCTGCTTATGGCGTTGCCGCTCTCGATTGCCTCGATCTGTGCATCGGTAAGCTGGCTGGCTTTGTTGGCAGGGATCATCTGCTGGACAGATATTCCTTTTTCCGCCTGCTCAGGATCGTCAAATTCGTAGGCAATCACATGCGCCTTGAGCTGTTTGACGTTTGAAGCTTCAACTACAGGAAACCAGTAGCCAGCGGGTACATTCTCTATTATGCCATAATCTTGATAGCGGATCTTGATTGGAGCGTCGCCGTACATGCTCATATCGATTACAGCGTCATCAATGACGCTCCATAGATCGGTCCATTGGATGATCCTGGAGAGGGCTTCGGCCTGGGCAGATTGCTTCTCATCGGCTCTCGCGTCCGGGGTCTCTCCGCACGCCATATCCGACCAGAAGAGGGATATGAGCTGGAAGTAGTTGAGCTTAAGCCTCAGATCTCCTTTCTTGTCGCCACGGAGCTTCCTGAGTTCGTCCTGCCAGACCTTCTCATGGCACCCCTCGAAAAGATTCTCATTGCGCTCATAGAGAGCCAGCCGTTCCCTGGTATCGCCATCATCAGGCGGCCAAGGTTGGCCAATGCCAAGAATCTTCTCATAGTCGGTTATCATGCTTCTCCAGCTCTCGTTTCTTTCGGATTAATGCTATATTTTCTGCGATGTTCTTTGGGATGTCCTCGAAGTGCTTCAGGCAGAAGGCCAGACCTTCCCATGAATTCTTTTGGCCGGTTGCCCTCGGCGAGGAGCCTTCGGGAAGTTCGATCACTTCCCCGGAGATTGATCCCCGGACATAGCCGTCATGCTCGCCCAGGTCGGAGCCACAGATGCAACAACGTAGCATTATTTTACCTTGATAATCATACAGACTCTTTCCATTGGGATCATCGCCACGAATTCTCCGCCTTCTGCTTCATGGCCATCGAGTTTGAAGAAGGAATACGAACCTGGTATTACTTCCTTTATAAAATCAGCATCGACCGACTTTGGAACTGAGTATTGATCAAAGTAAACGTCGTACATATTCTAGAATCCTGCGGGCTTTGCGCCCACTTTGGCAATGCCGGTAAACAATCGCATCGCCTGGTATCGAGTCTCATCACATGTATGATCATTTGTTTTGATCGGCTTTTCGTCGCCCCGCTGTTGAGCCTTTTCATCCCATAGATAATTCATATGCTCCGAGATGGTTCTCACACACTGCCTGAATATCTTCAGCCATCCAAGCATGAGGGCAACGGATACTTTCTGAATTCCGGGAGCAACGTCATTGATGGCTGAATAGACCACAATTCCGGGAAAGTCCTGCCTGAGCTGAGCGATGAAACCTGCCGCCGAGGGATCGACATCGATGGAGCGAGGCCGGATTGGCTGCTCATTCCAGACCAGGAAGGCCTTCATATCCCTAGAGTATTCTGCATTGGTTTTTTGGCGGCCTTCCTTTTTCGAATCCCAATAGTATTCCTTGACTTTGTACCATACTCTCTCATGTTTTCCATACAATCCGAAGACACAAGGATTGACGGTGCCGTAGTCAACAGCCACGCGCCACAAATCAAATTGCGCGGGCAGTTCATCAACTATCATCGATTTTCCAGTTTCGTCTTTTGCATCATTGGTGAAAAACCCGTAGATCCTGCCTTCTGCTGCCACCCACAGGCCCAAAATGAACCTGAGATAGTAGACCGTGCCCGGTGGGTTCTCCCTAACTAAGTCGGCTTTGTAGTCATCCGTGAGCCCTGGATTATCATCTAGGATGAAATGCCAGAGGCGAATAGAGATTTCGCCCACTCTATCAATATAATCTGTTTTGATGTAATGAAGAGGTTGATCAGGATTTGTCGTGCCCAAGAGGGTCGATCCGGCCTTGTCCATCCGGGTTCTCAGCATCTTGAAAACGCTTTTCGCCCAAGTGGTGACTTCATCAGCATATGCATCGAGTAGGGTTGGGCCTCGGAATTTCTTCTCCTGCCCGACATCATTTGCCCCTCTGATGCTGATTGTCCGACCAAAGATGAAGAATTGCCTCCAGCCATGAACATGATTGATCGCGGAAGGAAGAAGATCTTTCAATGGCTCGATGCAATTGAGTTCTAGGGTTTCCGTTGTGTTCCCTATCATCATTCTGCGGCCTTTGCGACCATTGGCACACCGCCAGAGCCAGACGATCAGGCTCATTATGGTCTTGGAGCTTCTGACCGACCCATACCAGAGATTGATGCTCAGGGGGTGATCGATGCTTGCCAGGATACTTTCAGCCTGCTTGCCCCTTGGTAGCATCAGGTCATTGGTGCCTTTTTCCGGCTCGATGCCCTGCGCCAACTTTCGCAAGCACTCAAAGATCTGCCCCTGCTGATCATCTTCCCCCGCTTGCTGGAATATTGGGAAAAGATCATGATCTCGCGGGATGTCACCTAATCGGATTGCAGCGATGAAGTAATTGAGAAGTTCGCCAGGCTCGATCTCAACCGGGCCGGATGGAAGTGTTGCAATCACAGCGGGCCGGGCCGCTTTCCGCTTGATCTTTCGGAATTGCTGCTGAAGGGCATAGACATTCATCGTTCTTCCATCTTCTCTTTGAAAGCGTCGAGCTCTTCCCGGAGCTTCTTGAAATCGTTCGCTTCCATGTGGGCCTTGTAGGCCATGATCCAGGTGTTCAGGAGTTGAGATACCTTTCCCAGCTCGGAAACATCGGCGTCATCTTTTCGGAGTTGGTTGATTAGAGTTTGCACATACTTCATTATATCTTTCGGCTGCTTCAATTCGAGGTATCTCGGCCCGCCTTTTCTGGAATTGGCAGGCTTAGCCGCTTTCGATTTTTGGCTTATCCCCCCCTGGGGTCTTTTATTTTCCACATGCTTTCAATCCTTGAAATAAAATGACATAGATCAATAGAACGGGCTGGCCGGGCTGTTATTCGCGCTGTTCGGAGGGATCCGAAAAAGATTGTGCCGGGCCAGGCCGGATAGGGGAAATGCCCCGTAACTCGGAGGAAGAGCCGGAATGGGTACCGGCCCGCTGAACGCATCCCGCATGGATGACAATGATGGCCCGACTCAAAGGTGGAGTGAGACTAAGAGCAAAGCCGGGCCCGGAAGGTGGCTCACTTTCGATCATCGCCGGTGATGTGATGCTTCTTGAAAAGCTTGATGGGATCTTGCTCGCGATCATGGAGGCTTACGAAGTTGGGGCCGGATCGAATAGAAACCGGCTTGTTTTTTTGGTCCTGCATATTCAGCCTCTTCCCAATCACGATATTGATAGATCCGTTTTCCTTTCGAAAACGGCTCTTTGGGCTTAATTCTCGGAGTTTCCTTGATCCGAAGGCCGCAATGGGGGCAAGAGCTTGATTGAGAGGTCAAACGCTTGCACGAAGGGCAGATCCAGTCAGAAATGAACGGCCTGCCTCCTTCTTTGGGCTGTGATAGAATAGGTATCCATCCGCCGCTTGTGGGCGTACCGGGAAACGTCGATGCCCCTGGCGTATGGTCAGCCAGTACATCCTGTGCGGGTGCTTGCTCTGACACTAACATTTTATGTCCTCCGCCGTATTTAGCTTTTCAGATCCCACAAAACGGGTCATTTTCCAGCCAAATTGACAAAATTTGGTATGCGGCGTAGCATAGCTTTTTTTCCGGGGCCGCTCAAGCGGGAGCTGTTCTACCAGGTGGAGTTCTCGCATATCATTGAGCGCCCTTCGAACGTTACTCTCTGACATCTCCAGCTTTTCAGCGAGTCTTGGGAGAGGGATCGCCTCATCGAAAGACATGCCCCCCAGAACTCTCTTTGCCATCGCCATGCTCGTGCTGCCCATTTCAGACCGACCTCCTACGACATTTCGAGCACAAGTGCCCGCACATCTCACATTTTTCGCCTTTCCGGTAATCACACGATGGCTCTGGGCAACAACTTCCGGGAGCACGGCGTAGCTCGATCATGCGGTTGCCTCCTTTGCTTTTGCTTTGCTCTTTTTCGGCTTCGGTGGCCTGCATACCAGACCGAGCGGCACATTGAGCGCCCTACCCACGACAGGCGCAAGCTTCGGGCCAATGCCGTCGCAATCGTCGAGATATGTATCATCCGATGTCGGATACATGCAGATCTTGAATTTTGAAAGAATCCCTGCAGCTTTTGCCGGGCCGATACCCTTCCCAGCCAAGATGCTCAGGCCCACTGCTTGCCGCTCACCTTCTGCCGGTGCCGGCGCAAAACCACTCAGATCCCCGCTTTCCAAGATTTTTCTGACCCTGAGGAGCATCCGCTTGTTGGGATCGGTCTTGAGGCGCCAGACCTGGATATGCAGGCCGATGCAGTTCGCTTCGAAGCCCTCCACCATCCGGAAATATTCCATCAGCTTCTCGGGGTCCGTCTGGCCATGATTCCGGCTCGCGGCTTTTCGGATTGCAGCGCCCACGTCGTTGTCATCGCCCAGGACGACGATAGCGAGAGGCTGCTGTAGCTCCCTGGCAACGAGTACCTGCCCCCACAGGTGGCCATTCAGAATTGAGGCGAGGTAGTCGCTGCCGACGTCCTCCGAAAAGTCCTTTAGCTCGACGTGGAAAACTTTTTCTGAAATATTGCATAAATTCGTTCCCCGTATCGGATCTTCATCCCGAATCGAGAAACGCAGATCGAAAGGCAAGTCAGCCGGATCACGCATCTCAAATCGGTCATCCTCCAGCACCGCCTTCTCAACCTTCGCGGCTCGCGGCCTGGTCAGCTCGTTGTGGTCGAGCTGGACAAAAATTTTAGGAGCCGTCATTTTATAGCCTCGACTGCCTCTAAAATGGTTGGATGTCGCTCGTACATAGCACCCTCCCGCACACGTTTCCATATCGCTATTCGAAGACGATTTGGCCCGCCTTGCTCGATCTGGGCCCGGATGCAGCGAGCATGTGCCAGAAGTACAAGCCGTGTCAGGTCGTCGCCATCGAATGTCGCCAGGGACCCAAAGTGGCTCATCGACCAGCCGAGGCCGTAGGGCTTCAGTTTTCCGGGGAAGTGATGCTCGCCCCGGTAAAAATCGGAAAAGAACGCTTTCGCGTCTCCTTCGGAAAGTCTCATTTCGCCAGCCTCACTTCCATCGTAGCGCCATTTTCTTTCAGAAGTTGCTTCATGGTAGCAACTTCTTCGAATTCGTTTAGACTCCGCTGAGCATTCCCCGCCAGGATCGACTCCGCGACCTCCTGCGATCCCAGCCTGCGAGCCGCCAGGCCGCTCTTGGCATATTCGACTATCTGCAAGAGCGCGCTCTCGCAAATGTGGATCTTCTTGGCCCGCTCAGATGCCTCCTCGCCGTTTTCGGGCATGTTCGTAGACAATCTATCCACCGCCTCGGAGATCATGTCTCTGCTGAGGCGTAGAGCAGGCACAAGATTCGGTTCATCCCTCAGGTACCTCTCAGCTTTATCGATCAGCTCTCTAGCGTCCTCGATGCTATGCAGGCCAGAAGCGGTACTCAGTATCGCTATGGCCTTTTCTATCTTGCCGTTGGTCATTTCTTCAGTCCTCCAATATTCTCATTGATGATCGTGACTATACCACGCCCGGCCAAGTCTTGCGCCTTCCAGGCCGCCTGCGTGGCTACCTCATCCTTCTTGTAGAACTTGTCTACATATTTTGTCGGGTTGGCTGTAGTAGCTTCTTGGGTTCTATAGTCCTTGAGGAAGCGAACCGGGACAAGGTCTTTCTTAGAAATCGCTATCAGTTCCAATGATTTGCTTTTTGACACATTTTCACCGCTATCAGCGGCTTCAATGGAACAAGAACCGCTATCAGCTCCAATATCCGTTTTTTGGTCAAATTGTTCTTTTTTTCTTTCTATATGGGCAGATTTTTCTAAGACGTTGTTATTTTCGTCTTTTAATGGAACTATTGGAGCTGATACTGTTTTTAATGGAACATTAATGGAATTTAATGGAACTATTGGAGCAGATAGCGGTTTGGTTTGTGGATTGGTAAATAAGTGCTGTTCTACTGTCAACTGATATCTATTTGTATCAAACCGGAATCCCCGATAAATACGAGTCTGATGTTCGCCCACACGAACCTTTTCAGGTGGATGGTTATCGCACATCTTCCGGACGGCTGCGCCGAATCGCTTGACATCTACCTTATCACTCACAACCATCTCGCACCACGCTTTGTAGGCGTCGTAAACGATGCTCAAAGGCACATCATTTCCTGGACCTCCCATAAGATCATAATCACAAAACATATCCAAGAAAGTGCTAATGCTGTTCGACTGTTTTTGGTACTCTGCGAACATCTCCTCGCCGGGCCTCTTGGTTATTGTCATAGTCTTCGAAAGCTTGATTGTCCGCTCGATAATCAAGTTGAGGATGCCCGACAGCTCTTCTTCAGTGGTCAGCTTTTCGAATAGATGAGGATCTTTCTGCCTCTCCATCGGGTTAGTTGGATCAGGATTATCGACATAGTGGAAAGGCATATCGACCTTACAAAACCGCTCAATCCAGCCCTTCGACATATCGTCAATTAGCGGCATGTCGTTGGAATCTATTGTGGTCGCGTGAAACGGCTTGAACTTTATCCGACTCTTATTTTTTCGGTCCGAATCAATTATTCCGTCCCCTGTCGAGTTCTTCATGAAGCTGGTCGGTATCCGGCGTTTGCCTTTGTGCTGCTCCTCACCCGCTTCAGATACGATCTGCCCGCGCTTCCCTGCCAGTTCCGCCCCCGCGAATCGATTGTTTTTTAGGGTCAACTCCTCAAGAGCCATCCCGCAAAACGCGTCTTCCCCAAAAAATCTTTTCATCACGCGCTCATAAATCCCCTTCCCGTTCCTACCCAGCCCGTTCAGGAACATGATGTAGGGGAACATGAGCTTGATTGAATGAATAGCAAACCAGTCAACTAAGGTGCACTGGTCTACCTCGTTCGGCGCAACTTCCTTCAGAAATTTGATGAACTTTGGGCAAGTCGCGTCCTTGTCAAAAGTCACCTGAATCTGATCGGTCATCAGATCCTCTGGAGAATATGGTCGATGTTCCCCGGTCCGAAGATCAACCACGCCATTTCGGACTCCCAAAAGAAACGGGTCATGATCGAAAGTGACCGGATAGCTCAGCAACAAATCATGTAACCTGGTCACGGTCTCCTTTTTGTTCTTGATAGTGGCCAGATCTCCTGCCGCTTTGTTCAAGATATTATTTATGATCCTTTCGCCGTCGGGAACAAAAATTTGACCATTATAATAGTAAATCTGGTCTCTGCTATCCCCTCCATTGGCCTTCGCCAACTTAAGTACTTTTAAGAGGCTAGTTACTGCTTTGGTAGGGCTATACTTGCGGAATGCCTTGTCTCCCACCCCATCCAAAAAGGTTACATCCTCTATCGACAAAACTGCCACGGTTGGTACATACGCAGGCACGTCTTGCGGCTTGATCAGCTTTCGCTTAATGGCGTGGGCGATTGTTTTTTCTCTTATGATAGGATCTCTTAAAAGCCCCTTGCCCGGAACCTCCCAGGGGGCTGCACCACACTCATGAGCCAGCCAGACCCAAGCATCCCCGCCTACGTTGAGGTTATCATGCATGTAGGCATAACCAGATTCATCTTCGGTGATGAGTGTGTTATGTCCACTGGTTCCTCCTAGGATGGGATGGTCGTTCGCAAGCTGGCCGCCTTCATAATGCCAGCCCGGCGCATCTAAATCAATTACATCCCGCATGGTGAGCGATGGAAATTTCTTACCAGCCGAATCCTTTTCCATCTCATTAATCCAGCCGGGCTCAGCAGAATCGTTTTGGTTGACATTGTTTTTTGTGATGAATGGTGCTATCGCAAGCATTATAGCCGATGATCTATCAGCCACTTCATATTGTTTGGATTCGATGCCAGTAAGTGTTAGGTGCCGATCATCTTCATACAGTTCAAAGTGGTTCCAAGGGTTCTGCCCCTTATCTATTTTTTCTTGGATGCTTGGCTTGACTTCTATAATATGGGCCTTCATTTCA